ACACCCACCAGCCGCCCATTTACCACAAATAAAAAAGCCTTCAGGACTGAAGGCGTCTGTAACAACCGAACTGATAGTCTGCCAGTCCCGCCATAACAAGCTGGGTCAGTATTAACTGGCAGCGTTCACGTGAAAGGTAAGTATTCTGCGCAATCTCCCCGACTGTCGCCGGTTCGGTGGCACTTAATTCATTAAACACCACTCTGGCGGTTTCGGTCATATCCTGCTGTTTCAGCATGTCTTTTTCCCTTTTCCGGTTAACGTGACACACCAATAACTCTTGTCGAAAAAGCCAGCAAGCTGAAAGACAGGTATTCACCGCCACCAGCGCGTTTACTGTACTGACGCGATTTCAGTCATAAAAAACCCGCCAGGCGGCGGGGTGTAAAAAATCTTCTAACGTCAGGCATAAAACGCCCATCGTTAGGGCAAATTTACCACAGATTCGGGAAAAATCAACAACACTATCGCGTTACCCTCTTTAACTGCCGCTCCGCCCATGCCTCTTCAATGTCAAACCGAACCACCAACGTATCGTAAAAGCGTTTCACTGATTTTTTCCACGTATCAAGCGTGATAGCACTCGTCACTTTGCGTATGGCATTAAATGCCTCCGTTGATGGTAGTCTTTCACAGCCACGACCACCACAACGCTGGCAGTCTCTGATAACAGGCATACCACGTTTTACCGACTCTTCACGATGAATGGCGACACCACGCCCACGGCAGTCTTTACAGGCAGTGGAAATCTCCCCCTTCCCTTTACATTCAGGACAAGAAACTTTCACCACCTCCCGAATTTTTTTCCATTCTTCCCAGTAAGACGGATACACACCTTTCGTACACTTTGCCCATACTGGCGGCTTGCCATCCGGATACTGAACCTTGTTTGTAAAAACTTCGCCTTCAATAAATTTTTCCCCTCGGCAACAGGGGCACTGCTTTTTACTCGCTGCGCTGCGGGCATAATCCTCAAAAGCGTACGAAGCCATAATGCGCATCACTACCGGTTTTATTTCTGCCGGAAGTTTTCTCAACGCCGCCACACGATCGCACCGACTGAGTGCATATTCTGTCAGCAATTCTGTTGCCCGCTCTCTGTCATTCATACTAATGCCCATTTTCCCCAGGAACGCAGAAAACCCCATCTCAGCCCGATTCTGTGTCATGCCCTGCGCGGCCATCACATCAGTGATACTCAGCGCATCTTTCGACGTTGAGGCCGATGCATCAGTCAGGCCGGGGGATTTTGGGGAGTAGTATTTCGGTAAATCTTCCAGTTTCATTTTTTGACCTGCCCTTCAAGCATTATGGGGTAAATCTTCACCCCCAGACGTCCACCAGATACTGGCTGAGCACGAACGATATTGATTTCATCAAACTGCTCATCGTCCATTAGCAACCCCGCATGCGTCAGCGCATCCAGCGGCGCTTTCAGAATATTGTCCAGGTCACGGCGGCGCTTATCCGGTGGTTCTGCAATAATTTTTATTGCCAACCGTCCGGACAGGCTTAATTTCAAGCGCTGCTGGCGAACAATAAGCGCCACTGCCCGGCGATAACGCTCCCCGGCTTTTGATACAAAATATGTGCTGCCACGGCGTCGCCAGTAAGTGTTCACCGTCGGCGGGTAAGGTAAAACCAAATCTATGAGCATCAGTCACCTCTTTTACCCAAGCACGCCAGTTGCAAAGGCGTGATCAAGAAAACGAAAAATTAAATCAACCTGAGAACCATGCTTTTCTTCGAACGCCAGCGGATCCGCATGAAGTTCGTTGTGATGTTCCCGGCACAACGGTAGCGTGAAAATATCGTGGGCCTTTGTTCCCATCCCTCCCTGACCGTGACCAATCAGGTGATGGGGATCGTCGGCTGGCTGACCACAACACGCACACGGCTGTGTCTTCACCCAGCGTTTGTATTTCTCGTTAACCCAGCGGCGACGTTTAGGTCGTTTCATGAAAGATTCCGGAGACTCAGGATCAACGGCAATGCTGACCACCGTCTTTTCCTGTGGTGGGTTCTGTTGCTGGTGGGCGTGAGGCAGCGGCGCAAGATTTTTTGTGCGCTGTTTCAGTATGCTGGTGGCGGTCTGCTCTCCCGGTACGATGTCGCTTTCACGGTACATTGAGCGGATTTTTTCCGCACGCAACCCCAGCGAACGACGTAATACCGCTTCCGGTAGCGCGTCCGCCACCTGATTGCGGACCGCCCACCAGGATAATTCAGCCAGAGATAATTCACGCTCCTGCGTACCGCTTATTGCGTGACCGATGACGTCAATCATCCATGCTGACAGGTTTTGATGAGCAAGTTGCTCGAGTGATTCGGATGTCTGGTCACGCAGCTGGTTGTCGCAGTGCCAGCACAACACCATTGCGCCGGTACCATAACGGTGAATGACGGTTTCACTGTGGTGATAATCGCCGTGTGGCCACTGGCAGGATTTAACATGGCGCAGTAACCAGTCAGACAATGCGCCAGCGCCACCAGCAGCACGAATCACTCGTTCGTCGCTGAAAAATGGCAGTAATGATTTATCCTCCGCCAGCGGCTGGCGAACGGCAGGAACGACCCCGGACGGCAGATTACGCATGCTTTTCGGTTCCGGCTCCACCAGTACCCGGGTATTGTGGAATACCGGCATGGATTCACGGCCCGGCTTAACGATCACCAGCCCGAGTTCCGGTACCAGAACAGGTCGAAGTAATACCCGCACGTTACCTCCAGATGCGTTGCTGGAATGTGCGGGACAGACGCGGTGGGCGTTCGGAGTAAGGAAGCCTGACTGAGATTATCCAGTGACGGTAGTCGAGACTAAGGGCTTTCTTAACCTCGTATCCGCGCCTGCGGTAACACTGAATTATCCATTCAGCCTGCTCTTCAGTGCATGGAGGGTGCTGGAACCATTCAGACTTGAATGCGTGAGAATACCGCTCGTGCGTGTGGGCAAGAACGGTCGAATTATCATGTTTGTAATATTTTACGTTGCGTGCCATCGGTTTTCTCCGGTGGCACGGTGTTACTCAGCGGGAGTTCAGCCCCGCGCAAGATTGTAGATGAGTTTATTCTTCTGCAAAAGCTGAAAAGCCTGCTTTTATTCCGATCTCTTTCAGTGCCTGTAATGAAGTGACAAACTCACCTTCGCGCAAGATAAATCCGTCCGTGACCCGAGCATCCACAAAATTAATTAACGCAGCCCCATTCTTTCGCAAACACAGAATGCGGTAATGACTAACAATGTTTCCATTTTCAACGCACACAGCATAGAGGCCATCTTCACAAAAAATTTTACGCAGTTCTTCGATGTTCATCATCAGAATCCTTCCGGATAATTAGCTCTCCCCTTTAAGGGACCATCCCTCTTATCCCTGCGCGCTACTTAAGTATTTTTGATTCTATTCCGGCACCGTCCAGAACTTCAAACGCGTTGAAAATAAAAACAAAAACCCGCCGAAGCGGGTTAAGTGCGGGTGCGTTGAGGATGCCTGCCACATCAGAGGTGGCGAGGGATTTATCCCTCGCCGGGTCTCTTACTCCTCAGGTTCGTAAGCTGTGAAGACAGCGACCTCCGTCTGGCCGGTTCGGATTCGTACCTCGCAGAGGTCTTTCCTCGTTACCAGTGCCGTCACTATGACGGTTAAACAGATGACGATCAGGGCGATTAACATCGCCTTTTGCTGCTTCATAGCCTGCTTCTCCTTGACCTTTCGGTCCGTAAGAGGCTAATCTCTATGTGTCGCATAGATATGGCCTCAGATTAATGTTAAGCGTCTTGCAGGACGCGTAATGTTAACTGGGGCTTTTCTCTATCTGCCTTTTGGTGTTCATGCCTGAGACAGATAGCCTCAAGCACCCGCAGTTATTCTACTTAACTAAGATTTCCCCGCAAACCGTTTTTGTCCGGCACAGTAAATATCCAACTAAACCAATGGCGTTCGCTGTATTTACCGCCAGTATTCAATGCACATGACCGCCATGAACACCCCTAAAAAAAGGGCATTTATATGTCCAAACATTAATATCAAAACATCAATTTTTTCCATATACCTTGCTGTGAAGATGATGGGCATACATGATGCGAACAACCAGAACGCAACAAACAAAAACTGCAATGCGTTTTTCATTATTCCCCCTACAATCAATGTGCAATAACATTTAAACACACCTCAATTTGGCCGGACATATAAATATCTAAACCAGAAAAAATCACTTACATAGCGTTACAAACTCTTTAGTCTAAATATTCATCGTAAAACATCCTCCACGCTTATCAGTCCATTTCGTTTCAGGTAATCCATCGCCTTCTCCGGTAATTTGCAGTCCGGCTGAGCTTTTTTCAGTTGACTGACCAGTCGTTTAACCCACATTGTTAATTCGCTAACCTGATTGCCGGATGCTGGTGGATTGTCGGCTTTACCCAGAATGGCAGCGCAGCAGGCCTCTCTGAGCACCCAGTCAACAGCATCCTTCCATGCTCCTGTTTCGACTGGCGGATTCTCACGCTTTACCTGTTCATAAAAGCGCACGGCTTTAACCAGTCCTTCTGATGTCACCGGGACTGGCGGGCCGATGAATAAGGCCTGAATTTCATAGTTCGGCCTGTCGTTACAATCCTCTTTTGTCGGTACATATTTCCAGTCACCAGCCCACGGCTTCCCCTGAAAGTCTGTAACGTCTTTTTTCACGTAGCGATATCGCCATGCAACTGGTTTTGCCTGCCCTGCCGTTTCATGCCCTTCCTGATAATTAATCTCGCTCATTCATCGCCCCACTCATCACAATATGCTTCGACCGGAGTTTTTCCTGCTTCATAATCATCACGCCATGCTTCAGCATCAGCAGCACTGCCACCACGTAACTCTGCATAGTCCATTAACAGTTCATGCCATGCTTCAAAACTGACGTTGTATTTAGTTGAACCAAAATCAGCCATTTTGCTCTTCCTCTTCGTCTTTTATTTCGTGATATGAGTAATTGCAGTAGTTAAAGAAAATATCTTTTGCTTCGTCATGTATTTCATCAGGCGTCGCATCATCATCCACTTCGAATTCATCCTCGAAATCTCCACCGGCTATTCCCGTTTCAATAATTATTTTAAACTTTCGCATTTAACTACCGCCCTTTCGGGCGGCCTCCTGATGTTCTGAGGGTGCAGAAATCCCTCCGGTTAAGGATTAAATTTTTAACAGAGCTAAATTTAATTATTCAGTTCTGGATTTTGTCGCCCTGCGTATCCGCGCTTTCGCGTTACGCTCAATCTGAATTAGCTTTTCTATATTTTTTCGCCTTTCCCGCTCCTCCTGGCGCAAGTGCCTTACATCATCTGCCAGTCTGGTTTCTCTTTTCGCCACAGAGAGCATCCAGTCAAATGGCTCCACAACTGCACCGCAGATTTTACAGCGGACCTGACGCTCTTTTTCGTCAACCCGGACAGAGGCGTGATGACAATATGGTCTTTCCGATGGCTCATAAAGAAAATTAACCTGATTACGAGGGTCATCCTCTTTTACCGGAAATAAAACGATATTGCTTAACTCATCCTCTGGTTTTATTTCCATGCTCCTCTCCTTTGATGCGAATGCCAGAGACGCGTAATGCGTGTTCTAGGTCAATCAGGTAAAGCCAACTGCCATTTTCTTTAGGTATCATGACATGTCGCTCATCTGCATTTATCGGGTGTCCATATCGAAGGTCGTAGCGAGTCGGTAATTGAACTTCCCGCGCTTCCAGTTCAGCAATACGCTTGCTCCCATCAGAGATAACGCCTTCGTAATACTCACGCTGCTCTTTGAGTTGTGATTTTGCTTCTTCCAGTCCATCCAGCAAATCAGCGATAATATCCGCTTCCCGATGACGGATGTGACGCTTAAACGCAGCAAGAGCCGCATCACAATCCCGTTCAGCATTTGGGCTGTCCGGGATAGCCTGATACCACGCCAGCGTCGACTGATAGTTTTGTGCTGCCTCACGAAGCGCCTCATAGTTAACCTCTCTCATTGAGCCACCTCCTGATAAATCACTGCATGGCCCAGTTTCTCCACCAGTGCCAGCTCAGCCCTTGCACCTGCCGACTGCTGCCAGCCTTTCAGCATGTAAACCGCATCCACGCAACGGAGCATTGCCATGCAAATATCCATGTAGTGTGGTTGAGTCAGCCCGTCCGGAAGTACTGCCGGGTTTAAAACGGTATGCCCTTCCCGTTTCAGCGCATCTTCCGCCCTGTGAAACGCCTCGCGGTTGAAATTTTCATATCCCGTCATTGGACCGGCAATATAAACTCTGACCCTCACTCCATCACCTCCTGAAAGTTTCCCCGATAGAACGCCAGCACACGCTGCATAACTTCGCTCCTCCTGCTCTCACGACAAATTATGTTCTGCCGTCTGTTGTAACGACGTATTTCTCCGTCAGGTAACTTTCGAATCAGTGTCGGGTCAGCAGCCTTCTCCGGTGTCTTACGCCATACGCGATACGCCTGCTCTGATGGAAATACCCCGCAACCAGAGAGCCAGACATCACCACTGGCCGCAAGCGCACCAGATAAACGACGAATAGCGGTCTTACTGACACCCGTTTTATCTGCCAGTTGTCGAAAAGTTTCTCGTCCGCTCAGGCGCACGAATTCCACAATGCGCGCCTTCACTTCTTCCCGCTCTTCTGGTGTAAATACTTTTGCCATAAGCGCCTCCGGCAATCACTTTTCCGACACAATACGACCGGATGAATCGACAATCTGTCGAACAATATCCCGGTGCTTGTTCAGCTCCCGCAGCGCGGCGCAGACTCGCTCCCACTTCTGAACCTGACCTTTTGCCCGGCGCAGCTCGCGGTTAGCCACATGCAGCGATGGTAAAATCAGACCATCCGGATGTTTTCTGGTGAACGACGGCTGTGACTGCACTGTGACCGCCACACTTTCCGTTTTTATTTCTTCCTGTGTTTCTGCTTCCCGGACAGGTAACGCAACACCTGCTGGCTGAGGAAAGGCTTTACCATCGGTTTCCGCTACGGATGCAGCTTCCGGCTCTGCCGGTAAATCAGCGCCCGGTATGCAGTAACGAAATTTACCGCCCTGATTCACGCGAATCAGACGCCCTTTGCTGATTGCCATGGCCAGCGATGAATTCGCCCGGCGGGAGGTAATCCCGAACATCAGTGCCAGCTCATCCGCCGTTTGTGGGCCATGTTGTTCAATCGCCTCAGTCAGCATTTGCGCTGTCACTTTCGGTACCGGTGACACCGGTTCACTTTCACCAGCCTGAATCAGCCGCCACATCGAACCCTTGTTATCCGCTTCACCGCGGCGCTTCAGTTTCCACAGTTCGTTGACCGCATCTTCACGGCTGATTCCAAGGCGGGCCGCCACTACCTGTGAAGAGGCTCTTTTCAGTGCTTTCAGTGCGTCAAATACGGTTTCCATTAAAATTTCCTCCGACAAAATCGTTTCTCAGATTCAAATAAAACCAGCTGCCTTCCGGCGTTCGTATTCCTGTTTCAGCCGTTCAATTGGCGTTGGCCCTTGCGGGTGTTTCGCCCCTTCCAGTTGTCGTCGCACTGGCGGAACACTCATCCCGTTACCAACATGCTTTGCCCATTTCGTCAGTTGCCGTTCCGCAAGTCGTTTTAACTCACCCTGCGTCATCTGGCGCTCAATCCCTCTGGTACGCATTTCGAGGCAGATGTGGTACAGCACAGGCTG